TAAAAAAAAGCCCCTTGCGGGGCGGTTAGTGTTTATTTATCCGTACTTAGCTCTGTACGCTTCCATTTTCTTTTTTCTTTCCTTTCTATCTTTTATTTTTTTGATAGATTGGAACTCTGCATTTTTCTTTCTTAATCGAGCTAAACGAGTTTCAGTAAAACCAGCCTTTTTAAGACTCTTAGTAATTTTTGTATCTCCGCGATATCCTTTACTCTTACCTTCAATACCTTCGCCTTTTGTTCTTCTAAACTTATTGACTTTTAAAGTATTGTTATTTTTCTTTTGATTACCAATAGTTTTTCTTTTATCTTCGTTTTCAGCTTTTTCAGAAGTATTAACTTTTTTAATTTTTAGTTTCTCTAGACCCTTTTCATTTTTCTTGATAGCGTCTTTAAGGTTGTTGTTTGATTTTTTCTTTTGTACTACTTTTTTCTTTTGTACTACTTTTTTCTTTTTAGGAGCTTCTTGTACAATTCCTGATCCTTGAGGTAATTTACCGCCAAAAGCTTTACTCCTCTGATCTTTTAAATCTTGTTTAGCTTCACTATCTGGTTTTAATGTTTTAAATTTAGTTCTACCGGGACCATCTTTTTTAACTGTTAATGGTTTATTTAAAGGATCAAAAGGCTTGTCAGGAGATGACTTAACAATATTCTTTCCTTTATTAGGTCCGCCCTGTCTTTTAATTAGAGCTTCAATAGTTCTTGGATCACCTTTAGGAAACTTTTTAACATTAGTATTGCTAGTTTCACCTTTTACTTTTTGCTGCTGACGTTTTGTGTCCTCTTCATATTTTCTGAGAGCTCTAAGATATCTAGAACGCCCGTTCCTATTACTAGGAAAGTCTTTTCTATTTGGTTTTTTCATTAGTTGATATGTTTTAGAATTGTTAGTTCTCGTATAGGTCGACATCCAAATGTCTCTCGACTCCATCGGAGCCAATGGCTACTACCTTTGCCTTGGTTACATTTTTTGCACGCGGGGACGAGATTCGACGTAATAGTCTCTCCACCTCTGCAACGAGGTTTGACGTGATCGAGTGTAAGTTCTTTAAGTTCATAAGTTTCTCCGCAATAAACACATTGACAATTAAAATGCTCTTTAATCGCACGCCTCCAAAGGCGCTTTGCTTCGGGGCTTGTCATGGTTATTAAGTTGTGTAAGTAATGTTTTGGACTAGGTAGTAGAGGGGTCATTTACGTATTTTGAGTCTGCTTTTCCTGTTCTTGGATGGACTTTGGAGTCTTCCCTTGGTCGTACTCCCCTTATAGTGAGCAGCGTCTCTGTTATCACCATTTCCATAGGTACCGAGCTGCCGGTTAAGTCTGTTTGCATTGACACGTAGTGCTAATCCCTTTTTTGTTTTGTTGTATTGTTTTTGTTGCTTAAGTCTTTTTGCTTTAGCTTTTGGGTTGGATCGGTAGTATTCAGCTGTTCCTGCCATAGAGTTTTGCCTGTACTAATTCTGGATCAACAGTTGGCATAACCTTAGATAGTTTCTCTAGAGGGTTTCCGTTATAAGCAACTCCGCTAATATCATTAGCTTTAAGCCAATCACAAGCTGCCTTTAAGTCTTGAGTAGTTGCCTCGCCTGCTTTAATACGAGCGAGGAACTCTTTAGTAACTAAGTTATGCAACTCGTTGAATTGATCTTCGGTTGCTTTCTTTTTCATTAATATTTTTTTGCTGTTTTAGCTGATCTTTTAAAGTTTGCTGCGGTGGGAGCACCTTTGCTTCCCGGTTTTCGCATTTTTTCGCCAGAGCCTTTTTTTATTCTTAGTCTCTTAGCGTGGATATTTGCATAGAGACCTCGTTTCATAAACCTAGTCCTTTCTTGACTATTGCAAGAGCTTTATCGTCTAGGTCGTTATCAGTTTGTTCTACTAATTTTTCTAAGCACTGTATTACAAAAATCTTGAATTTTTCTGACTTGGCAAAGCTTAAAATTATTGGTTTAAGGATTGTTAACATTGTTTCTAAGTGATGATATTGGTACTACGTCGTTGCACATATGTTCAACACGCGAACCGGGTCGAAGGGTGAATCCCTTTTGTTGTAGTTCGGCACATTTAAGAGCACGTACCAGCTCGTGGTCTAATCGCATTTTTTCCTCTTGTCTTTTAGCTATGCTTCTACATTGCTCAAGACCTCGTTTATCCAGAGGAACCATAAAGTTAATTTGAAAACCCCAGTTCTCATTTAGCTGATAACTAGAGGGATACAATCCTGTAGCATCTTCTTTTTCAGAATATGGATTAACATGGTTTCCCATGTAAAAGGGTGAAAAGGTCATAGTTGACCCATTACATGCGATACCACTCCCATAGTTCTGACGAGATGCAGCTCCATTGTTCTGGAACATCACTGCTTGATTGGTAACATTTCCCGTCGCGGCTGCAACCGGGTTGGATGTGTTATTTACTTCAGGTTCTTCTGCTAAAACAGGACTTATTGTGAGAAGACCGACAAGGATGTAGTAGTAGTATTTATAGTCCAATCTGTTGTGGCGTCTATTTCCTGTACTAATCCGGCAGCTCTTGATGTTGTTTCTAATGTCCAATCTTTCGTTACATCTTTGACCGCGAATGTTGTATCGGTTGCGGTAATGTTTCCAGAAGGCTCGACATTTGTTCCAGACCAACTTTTTACTGCTGCTCCAAAGACCTGTGTCTTTTTCACTTCTTTTATTGTTTGGGTAGTTGTTGTCGTTGAGTTCATACTCCCCTGTGTGAAATTGGGAGTTATTGTGTTTGCTCTCACTACTGCGGGTGACAACAGTGCTAAGAGAATAATCCATTTTTTCATAGTTTTGGTTTGGTTGTAGTTGTTCCGTTTCCGTTTCCATTCTTCTTTCCATTGCCCGTAGACAGCCCAAAAGTGGCTAGTGCGCCCGTAAAAATCGAGGCTACGAACGTGATATCGGCAGATGTATTTGATTTTTTAACCATAGGAAGTTCAACATAATTAAGAGTAATTATGAATCCACTCCATATGACAACTCCAAGACGAACAGCTGCACCAAGTACTGCCATTTGTTCTTCATGGTCATCTACATTTTCTTTAATTTTTTTTAGGAAACCTTTTTTTTCTTCTGACTTAGTTTCTTCCATGTTGTTTTTAATATTGGTTTCATGGCTGTAACAGCCCATTTAAATGCTGCTGTAGCTGTAAGAGTGGCTGCTACGGAAACTACCGCTGTAGTTCCAGCAGTAACAAGTATTTCATTTTCAGGTACAGGCATTTTGACATCAAACATTGGAATATCAATTTGCCTTATACCAGTAGCTTCAGGTTTTTCTTCTTCAGTTTCTGACTCTACGCCTTCTGGTGCTTGTAAATCACTGGGTGGAACAACTAAAGGAGTATAAGAAGGCACTTCTCCTTTAGGTAGTTCAAATTCAAAGCTTGGTAGTGTTACTGCTTCAGGTAAATATAATATTGGTAATTCAATCATTTAAGTTAAATAAGTTTTACCAACAACTGGTAAAGTGAAATCCACTACATCCATACTTACACTGTTTACGGCTGCTTTTGTATCCACAATACCTATTGCTGGTAATGTGAAATCTAAGAAATCCATAGATAAAACTTGTGCTGTTGTAGGTAATCCACCTCCACCTCCACCTCCAGTAGTACCTCCTTTCCAAGCATTACTAACGTTTATTTGAAATTCACTACCAGTTTTCCAAGTACCTGCGACATTAACGTAATAGGCATCTGCTTCTTTCCAAGTACCACTTACATTAACGTAAATAGTATTAGCCATCACTATGCTCCAAAGCGTACCTAGCGTCTGCCTCTTCTTTTGCTATGTATTCAAGATGTGCATTTTCACTAGCTAGTCGTTCGTCTATATAAGTATCAATATCAGATTGTGTAGCCGTAGAAGAAGCTTTAATTAACATTGTTCTAGAATCGTTAATTTCAACTGAATAATATGACATATTATTTACAGTATTTTCAGTTTTAAAAATTTTATAACTCATGCTTGACTCACCGAAAAATCATCAAAAATAACATAACCATCTGTACTCCCAAGATCACTAAAACGCTTTAAAGATACTGTAACGATACCTGCTGCGGTAGGAGTAAAAGTACATGATAATTCTCTCCATACCTGATTATTTGAACTACCTGTTGGAATATCAGCGGTAAGCGTACTGTTTAAACCTATGTCAGGATTAGGACTTACTATTAATTGACCATGTAATCCTTGACCACTAGATGCATATAAAGTGTCTTCCCTATACGCCCATACTTTTATAGTTACCAAACTACCACTGTTTACAATGACTTTCATAGCTTCTAACTCTATTATTTCATTCCAATTACCATTAAATTTCCAAGCATAACCACTAGCAGTATGTCTTGTAGTAGTTTCTGGTAATATTTCTTTGGTAGAACTACCGTAGTAATTTTTAATGACTCCAGATACACCGTCAAAATCTTTTGCTAACCATTTTGCTCCGCTGTATATAGTTGCACCCAACTGATTTCCAATAATCTCAAGCCCAACACTTCTTAATTCTGAATTGTTATAGAGAGTTATATAACTATCAATTTGACCACCATTAATTCTTAAGCTATGACCAGTATTTATAACCACAGCACGGGCATTTTCCCATGATCCCTCATTTCTCCATGTACCAGATCCTAAATTACCACCTCCATAATTTGGAACTCCCCAGCCCATTCTTTCAGCATTTCTACAATCAATCTCTTCTATAACATTACCGGGTCCAGCATTACTTACTACAAAACCTTGGTTACTAGGACCTTCAGCTATAAGTTTTTTAATTGTATTATTTATAGCACTTTTATTTCCACTATCTTCGAATTTACAACCATAACTTTGGTGTGCACCTCCAGCTCTTATTTCTTCAAAAGTGTTGCCTTGTACATTTTGCCCCATGTCAACTTGTCTACCTGTCCATAAACAATTAATTTTATTCCAGTGCATGTTGTATGTAGTCCAAAACTTAACAGCATAAGAGTTTTGATTTGCAGCTCCATTTGCATAACCTATATTAAAATCAGTATAACTAGCACTTGGATGTTGATTAGTTTGGGTACTACTTGAACCATAGAAATAGAAATTAGCATAACTTGAACTATTTGATTGACATCCTATTGCATATTTAAAATCACAGGCTCGCATATAGTGCATGCCATGAAATGCATTTCCATGCCACATATCGCTTGTACCAACATCTTTTAAATAACAACCTGCACTATTTAAACTAAATCCTTTATAAAAAGAGGTACCGTGTAATCTCTCAATTGTGACATTATTATTACCCGAATAAACCATTGTCATCAGACCATTTCCCCTTATAAAGGTATGTCCTTCTTGCGTTGACATATTAGTTGTATCCCAACCACAGCTTATGATTCCACCAGAGTCAGCTACTGTGTAAGGTGTGTTAGTCGTGTCATAGCTACTAAATGTACTACCAAGGTTTTCAAAATAAGTACCACTACTAATAATATTAAGGTTGTCCTCTATCCATTTTGGAATAATTGGTTCTCTTTTATAAATAGTTGCATTAGTACTGCTGAGTGAAAAATAACAACCGTTGTTAGCATAATAACTACCTCTAAAAATGGCTTGATAGCCACGAGCATAATTACATAGTGAAATAACTCCGTTGTCACATAGAAAATCCACTGGATACCATACAGGGTCATCAGCTGTATTTAGACCGATTAAACTGTTATGAGTTACGCTTGTAGCATCAGATGATGCTTTGCAAGCACAAATATTATGTATATAAAGTTCTCCTTGTGTTGAAGTAGCTTCGTCTTGGTAAATCGCAAGAGAATTTATACCGCTATTTAAATTAGTTCCTAAATCTACAACAACAGGATGCCAGCCATACTGATATGCTTTATTCCTTGTTAAAGGAATTGTATGAACAGAAGTCGCCCCTGCATTATCAGTACATAATCTTAAGCTATATGCCGTTTGAGTTTCAGTACCAGCTCCAAAACGTACCAACATAGAAATTTGTTGATAGGCACTCAAGTCAGCAGTGCTATCTAAAGCTATGTAACATTTAAGACCAGTAGAAGAAGTACCAGGAATTTGCATATGATCTGTTCCTGCTGGATGTAACCAATCAGCATTACTACTTGTCCACTCACTCCAGCCCACTTTGTAATTGGCTGATGCGTTAGAACCACCTCCAACGGCAGTCCAAGCACTTCTTCCTCCTCTCAAGTTAGATAAAACTTTCCAAGGTTGAGTACCTGATATTTTTACTGACTCCGCTTGATGTGATCTTATTCTGTAAGTACCAGATTCACTATCTGTATTAGATGCAGTAAAGCCATCTAAGTATGCCTTACCATTATTTGTTGTATCTATTGTTATCTGCCAGATACCAGCTATATTTTTACCTTCAGGTTTTACACTTGAAGGAGCAGTATTACTATCATAAATTAATACTCTGTCGCCTGTTCTCATACCCCTAGGTATTTGTATTAAAGTTTGACCTGTAGTGGTACTAAAAACACAATTAGCATAACTTCCTTGAAATGAGTTCCAATTACGGTATGAAGGTGAATGATCTACAGTCCCAGTTCCTAAAACAGTGGGGTCTGGAGTTTTTTTTACACGAATGACATCTCCGGGTTCCAACTTACTATTAGTACCCGTAATAGTAACATTTGATACTTTATTTGCTCTATTAGCAAAGGAAGATCCATCGCCTGTACCAGCGGAACCTTCGTAATCTACATAATATGTTGTCATAATTTAAGCTGTATATTTGATCCACACATCCCCATCATTTCCACCAGAAGGTGAACTTGTTGATGCTGTAATTTTTCTCATACCGTTAGCATTGTTAGCAACACTTGTAGCTGTAATAGTTCCAGTTCCAGAAATGTTGTAGGTCTGCATATCCAAGTTTCCGCCGAGTTGGGGAGTCGTGTCTTCTACAACATTGCTAATACCGCCACTACCACCACTAGCTTGGTCAACCCAATCGT